AATTCCTGGAAAATTACAACAGAGCACTCACATCCAGAGATGCCGACAAGTACGTGGATGGTGAGGCAGATGTGGTAGACATGGAAAAGATCATCAATGAGTTTGCCCTGCTGAGGAACAAATGGCTGGGCATAACCAAGGGACTGGACCAAAAACAATGGCAGTTGACCAACATAGTCAAGTTAAGAGTGGCTGGGATGGAAGATGCCACTATCAGATAGGATAATACTAACAGACGTCGACGGTGTGTTATTGGAATGGGAAGACCATTTTGATAAATGGATGGTCTTAAAAGGATTCCCACAATTGGAAAATACAGATTATGAGTATGACATGAGTATCCGATATGGCATACACATAGACCTTTCCAGAGAACTGGTCAGAGAATTTAATAAGAGCGCATGGATGTCAACACAATTGCCCATGCCGGATGCCCAGACCTGGGTTAAATTATTGCACGCAGAAGGATGGACATTCATACCCATAACATCACAAACATCCGACATACCAGCACAGCAATTGAGAAAAAAAAGATTAGCAGAACTGTTTGGAGACACAGTGTTCACCAATTATTTTATATTGGAAACCGGGGATCACAAAGATGCTGCTTTGGCGGAATTCCATGGCACAAATTTATGGTGGGTGGAAGATAAATGGACCAATGCCAAAAAAGGTTTGGAATATGGCCTGCGTCCATTATTATACGATCACGATTACAACCAAGGTTTAGAACACAAAGAAATCATCCGAGTAAATAACTGGCAACACATATATCAAATCATCAATGGCAAAAAATAAAAAAATATTAGTAATGGGATTGCCAGGATCAGGCAAGAGTTATCTCGCTGACAAATTGGCCGCTATATTGGGTGCCACTTGGTTGAACGCCGACCGAGTAAGAGCAGAAGCCAACGATTGGGATTTTTCTCCCGAGGGCAGGACAAGACAGGCAGAAAGAATGAAACGCCTAGCACAAGAGGTATTAAATCTTGGCCGACACGTGATCGCAGACTTTGTTTGTCCTACTCCACGAACTCGAGAAGACTTTGCTGCTGATTATACAGTATGGGTGGACACCATCAAAAAAACACGTTTTCAAGACACCAATAAGATGTTCGTGCCCCCAGATGAATATGATTTCAGAGTGCCCACACAGAACGCTGAATTGTGGTCTCTGAGAATCGCAGATGAGATACAAGAATATGTTTGGGATAATCGTAGGCCCACAGCACAGATGCTGGGCAGATGGCAACCATGGCATGAAGGACACCAGGCACTGTTCGAAGAAATTGTTAAAAAAACGGGACAGGTAAACATACAGGTTCGAGACGTTCGGGGAGTGGGGGATAATCCATTTGATTTTGAAACAGTTAAAAAAAATATAGAACAAGCATTGCAACCTTATCGCAACAGAATTCGAATCACCCTAGTACCAAACATAACTAATATTTGTTATGGCAGAGGAGTTGGATATCAGATAGAAGAAATAGTTTTGCCAATGAACATACAAAAGATCTCTGCCACTGACATTAGGAAGAAGATGAGAGAAGAAGGAAAACTATGAAAGTATATGTAGGTTATGATCCTCGCGAAGATATCACATATCAAGTGTGTGAGCATTCAATCAAACGCAGAAATAAAAACGTCGAGGTCGTTCCCTTAAAAATGAAAACTCTAAGAGAAGCCGGGATATATACCAGAGAAATAGACAAACTGGCCAGCACAGAATTCACATTCACAAGATTTTTCATACCATTCCTGCAAAGCTATCAAGGCTGGGCAGTGTTCTGTGACTGTGATTTTGTCTGGCAGATAGATGCCGATGAACTAAAACAATACTGTGATGACAGCAAAGCAATTGTGTGCGTACAGCATGATTACACTCCCCCAGAGGGTGTAAAAATGGATGGACAGATGCAATTGGCGTATCCTAGAAAAAACTGGAGTTCGATGGTGTTATGGAATTGTGACCATCCTAAAAATAGAATTCTTACTCCAGAATTATTAAACAAAGAAACAGGCAAGTTCCTGCATAGATTCAGTTGGTTGGAAGATTCTGACATAGGATCTCTACCTCACGTGTACAATTGGTTGGTGGGGTGGTATAAAGAACCTCGAGACGGTACTCCAAAAATATTACATTATACCGAGGGCGGACCTTGGTTCGAAAATTATAGAGATTGTGAATACAGTGACGTCTGGAAGAAGGAACTGATAAATCTTTTCTCGTCATGATGCACACTGCTTGGCAAGTGTCAAATCACCACTGCCATAAACTTCCCATACCACACATCTACTGCAAGAATTTTTTAAAATTGGACCTCTACGATCATTTGTACGAGCAATGGAGTAACAAGGAACACGAGAGATGGAAGACATTCATTGATCATAATCATGTTGATGTATATTTCCACGAAGATTTTGTCAAACCATTGATGCCTAAACGTACATCGGGATATATCGGCTATTGGTTCTTTAGGCAACGTACTGATAAAAGCAGCGCAGAGGACATAATGATATCCAATGGTAAGGAAGAAAAAAGGTTAAACTACTATCAGAATACAATATTGGTACTAGATGCACATGATACATTTTTGGTGAAGCCTAGGCGTGAAAGATTACCAACCAGGCCGTTCTGTGAATTATATTTTGACGAAACAACGAATGAAAAAATAAAAAATTTATTAAGTTAATTTTTTTTATAATTGTCTATGAACTCTTGTAATTTTTTGACATCTGCTTCTAGATGCCTATCCCTAACTTTCTCCCAGACATAATTTTCTCTAACAGAAATGTTAAGATTTTTCCTAACTAGATTTCCTGTGTCATCTAAAATTTTTTTTGCCTGCACCAATGTTTTTGTAAGTAATACGCATCTGTTTAATTTCCTTGCTATCTTTTGATTATAGGTATCAACATAAAAATGCCAGAACCATGGCGGAGCAAAATATCCCAACGCATTGATCCAATTTCGATGTAGAGCGAAATGTGGACTACCAAAAGATTCTTTTTCTTTTACTAGATATGGTTCTTCATGCCCTAACAGGTTCTTGCCCTTGCCCTTGCCGTTGCCATCAAATGGCACAACCATACAAATCTTATCATCATACTGATCAAAACCTTTCTTGATATTAAGATCCCAATTTTTGGTCATGAATTTTATATCATCACCTGCCAAAAAAACTATATCATATTTTGATTTTTCTGCCAATTGGTTCCAACTATAACAGGTGCTCTGATTGGGGCCTATGCAGTAATGTTTTGAATCTATATGTTTTTTGTATTCACATAAGGCAGGATCGTCGTCGTTAAGATATATCAAAAATTCTATATTTTTTATGTCGCTCGCAGTTTCGTAGGCTGTGTCGAGCATTCTTTTGGCCATTTTAGGCCTTCCCCTAGATGGGCAACAGATGGATATCATATCAATCTATCCTTCCATGTTTTGGGAGTCTTATCGCTGATTATCTCCAATGCAAGATGATATTTAAATTTTCGTGTGCCTCTCTGCCTGATATAATCTGCAGTTTTCTTCACTGCAGTTTTTAAATTGGTAGTGGTACGATAATTTAACAATCTCCGAGCTTTGTCAGCGGAGCAGGTAGCAAATTTTACTTCTTTCGGCCTGTCCTCATAATATAGTGGGTCAAGATTACAACCTGTTTCGTTTGCACACAGTTCTGACAATTGATTGATGGTGATAAATTCTTCGTCTGGGCCTATATTGATGGTTTCTCCCTTGACGTTTTCATTGAATGCTAACTCATTCAAACAATAGAGACAATCGTTGATGTAACTGAAACATCTTTTCTGTTCACCATCTCCATATATCACAGGTGCTTTACCTTGCAGCATCCTGTTCAACATGATGCTCATCACATTACGAAAGGGATCATCATACTTCTGTCTAGGTCCCACGATGTTATGGGGCACTGCTATGTTCCATTCTATGCCATGTGTGTCACATATATTCTTGATCACTCGTTCTCCAGCTTCTTTGGCAATACCATATGGGTCCTGTGGTCTAGGTTCATATTCTTCTCTGAAAGGCACTTGGTTGGTTCCATATCTTGCCATGGAAGAACAATAAACGAATCTTTTTACACGATTTTTTATCGCTGCTGTTACTGTGGATACTGATGCTTCAAATATATTTTGCGTCACTAACAATGGGCTGAACACACTCAATCCTTCATAGGCAGTGGCGGCACAATGGTAGACTATGTCGCTGCCTCGCATGGCCTCGGTCATCTTATCTAGGTCCCGGCAATCGATCTGATGGAACTCCACCCCCTCTGGTATGTTATCACTGTAACCACCTATCATGTTATCATTACCGGCCACTTGGTGCCCATTGGATATCATTAGATCTGCCAGATGCGATCCCAAGAACCCAGCAACGCCTGTGATAAAAATCTTCATGATATATTAATTATTCCTCTTAAAGACCTTGTCTGGCCATTTGTCTATTATCGTGTTAAAACCTTGCTCCTTAATATATTTTTCTAAATCTTCATTGCTAGAATTATATTTTTTTGCGTTATTGTTCAATTCTATCATTAAAAATTTACAATTTTTTAGTGTATCTTTTGCTCCACGGAGTACATTCATCTCATATCCTTCCACGTCTATTTTAATCAAATCAACATCTTTAAATTGGAAAGAATCCACAGTCTTCATTAATATGTTACCTGTTGAATGTATCCTTTTAGCCTGTGTGAAATCATTATCGGCTAATGATACCGTAGTTTCAATATCACCTACGGCATAGTCTAGTAGTTCAATGTTTTCGAAAGAAGAAAGATTTTTTAAAAGACATTCAAAGTGTGTTCGGTCTGGTTCAATAGCAACTATCTTTTTACAATATGGTGCTAACTCCGCGCTCCATGTTCCACACCATGCTCCAATATCCAATACTGTGTGAAATTTTTTACCATTAGTGTCGCACCATTTGAGAAAAATTTTTAAACATTTATTTTGTGTGAATGGCCGCCCTTGACGCCATTGCTCTACATGAATGTCATTGCTGGGTACCCAAAATCCATTTATTTTTTCTATCCTCATAACATCCCGATCTCTTTGAGTACGCTGACTGCCGTGCCATCTGCATATTCCTGTGGAGTAAACTGCTGATAGGCCAGAGAATGGCACCATTCTGTTGGATCGGTATAAAAAGGATTCTCTATCTCGTTCAGACCAGGAGATGACATGGGCCAGGCAAAGCTCTTGGCATCGCTGAACACAGGCACTCCCTCAAGCAGCGCCTCCACTGCGCTGATGCTGCAACTGGTTACGCAGGCCCATGCGTCCTGCAGATCGTGCGACAGTGGCACGTCCGCCACAGATGGTCCGCTGGTTCCCATTTTCCTTGGCTTCTCTCTTATTTTTATCGGCCTGTCTGTGTGCTTTTTGATCTCATTGATTGTGTCTTTTAACCAAGTTATTTTTTTTAGATATCTGTGGATGCCCAGGCTGCTGGGGCACACAAGAATATGCCGGCCTCTATTTTTGTTTCTGATTTTGATATCCAATTTAAATCTATGGAACCTGTACGATGGCAATCCTTTTATGAACTTGGCGTGTATGTTGTTTTTACAGATCCTCCAATAATGATTGTCATTTTTTAAATTTTTATTGTCAAATCTGCCGAAGTAAGGCGTGTCTGTGTACCAGTATTGATTTTTTTTATCATCCAGCTGCTGGACGAGGTTGATATTGTTGTTTACAAATCCCCAGAACATGGCCGGAGAATTGGCCTCTGTGTCGTTGCTGTTCCTTACGACAACATCAGTAGGCCAAGTTTTCTTGATTCCATCAAACACCTCCCAGCACTTGCTATCAGGCTTGTCAGATGGTGCGTAGATTGTTAGCATCTATAAATTCCTTTAATAGCTTGGCCCATTGTTGGTGTCCCTCTGTTGAAGGATGAGGACTGTTTTTATCAACGACCAATTTGTTTTCCACTACAAAATCAAAATGGCTTGAATTAAATCTAAAAAATCTCTGCTGATCGATTGTGCGATAAATCACTTTGAAATCTAACTTTTCAGTATTGAACACAGGTGGCATGGCGTTGTACATCACGTAGGGAATTTTTTTTATTTTGAAATAGTTCTGCAGATCGAGAACATTGTCAAGATAGCGATAGCAGGCAGTGTCCTCGATGTGCCAATTGCCCCAGGAATCTATGAAATTTAAACCCTTCTTTTCTAGCATCTTCCAACACTGCCACAACAATTCGGTGCCCGGATGCCTGATGGGTTTGGGGTCATCGCTGGCGACATAGTCCATCCTGAATGCGCTGCTCCAACCTATCACTGCAAAGTATTTGGTGGTATCATTTTGCTCCAACCACACCTTGGTGGAGAAACTGATGCGGTCATTGCCCCGCCCGCCCTTTGCAAAATTTTCTAATGGTAATTGATATTGATCTGCTAATATCTTTGTCACAAAGGTTTCAACTCCATCCTTGGGTCTGGTAGTAAGGAAACTGCAGCCATTGGAAAACAATTTGGACATTGTAATAGTTTATAGTATAATTATTAAGAATACAATGATAGTAAAAAACATCACAGCCATACAATATTTCCAGGAAAGATTTGACATCATAGATGTGCCATATCAATACACCGTGGATTATCATCCAGATGCTCACCAAAAGACATTTACCACTAATCCCACGTTCGTGGCCGAATTCCATGACTGTTACGCACACAGCCTGCCCCTCATTGTAACGAATGAAAATCACCTCATCACTTCGCATGTGTGGCCATTGTTGCACAAAACTCGACACAAACCTCACAAGACACACGGGCTATGGCGAATCTGGGGAGAGAACATAGACATAAATTTGCCCACTGCGCACAAGCAGTTCTCTGAGCCCTACAAGTATGTTTGGTTGCCTATTGACAAGAACAGCGCCAACAACGCCTGGCACATCTGGATCGACGTGATATCCAAATTTAGATTAGTGGAAAAAAAATTCAGCCACAAATACACGGACTTCATATATGTGCTCAGTAGCCACAGTGAATATTTTGATCGTGTGGCACGAGAGCTGTTTCCTGAATTGAGATATTATGTAATGCCTAAAAATACCACATGGAAGTTCTCACACCTATTAACACCTTCTATGAGCAATCACGAAGATGGTATAACAGTCCCTGAAACAGCGAAATGGTTAAGACATAAATTTGGACAGCAATTTAAACCTTATAGAAAAATTTTTATTAGCAGAGATGATGCCCCTGCAAGGAAATTAATAAATGCCGAAGAAGTATTCATGGCCCTGCAGGGCTGGGAAACTGTGACTTTATCTGAGATGAGCTTACAAAAACAGATAGCACTCTTTTCAGAGGCCAGTCATGTGATGTCCACACACGGGGCCGGATTGACCAATCTGTTATGGTGCCCAATTGGAACAAAGGTCATAGAAATTAGTCAAAAAGAATTGTTAGATAAAAAAGTTTATCCTGTGTTGAGTCATCACTTGGGACTATCTCATCATGTGTTGTTAGGAAAGAAAGTGCCAATATCAGGAGATAAAATCAACGGAGTAAAAAGGAAAAAAGATTTCAATAACATATCCATTGAAAAAACACAACTGTTTGAATTAATTAATCGGTTATAAAAAATACAATAATTAATACAAATGATATATCTTAGTAAAACTGGCCGACCTGCCACAGAGAAATACATAGACTGGTGCCAACAAGGTTTACCAGGATCAAAAATTTTACCATATGATCAAGTGATACAACAGAGAGATGCCAAAAAAGTTGTGCTAATGGGCATATTGAGAGGCACCAACATGGTTTATCATTGGGCACAAAAAAACAAGATCGATTTCTATTTCATGGATCGTCCTTACTGGGGAGAGAGTCGAGGCAGTCCTTACTTAATGAGAATAACCAAAAACGGTCATGTAAAAAATTATTTAGAATCTAGATCCAATGATCGTTTTAAAAAATCCTTTCCTTTTAACATAGAACCATGGAAGAGGGGCGGTCGTAAAATTGTGGTGTGTCCTCCCACGCACAGCATGGCGGTCATGTTCGAACAGGAAGACTGGCTGTCCAAAACTTTAGAAATTCTACGGGCAAACACAGATAGAGAAATAGTTGTGAGAAACAAAGGATATAATCCAGACAGCAAAATAGATGAACTAGGGAGACTGATGCCAGGGCCAGACGATAATGAGGACAACACCACACCAATCAATTGGAACGACACACATGCCATTGTGACATTCAACAGCAACGTAACCATAGAATCCACAGCAAGGGGTGTGCCTGTGTTCACAGACACAATGAACTCATGCGCTCCCATAGCAGAAACAGATTTCGCAAAAATAGAAACACCCCGATATGCGGACAGAGAACCCTGCTATCATTCATTAGCGTATGGACAGTTCACAAGAGAAGAGATGCAGGACGGATGGGCATGGAGGATATTGGATGGACGTTGAGATCTTTAGGAGAACGGTCAAGGACAGGCGAAGGGGTGGCAGCTGGGAACTGCTGCACCACATGGCCCAGGGCATAAAGGCCTGCGGAGACAATGCCATAATAGTGAACGAGCACCTGACCGGAGAGTGGCGCAAGGACGAGATGGAACCCACCGCACCTATCGGCTGCATGTTTGGCTATGGTGGGGACAAGCAGATGCATCATACCAAGGGCAGGAGGAGAGACCTTGTGGAACGTGCCAAGAAGAAAGGCATATACATCATCACATTCGACGGGGGTCTGCTTAGCAGTTTTGGAAACACAGTGGATCATCCCCGTCATCACTGGAGGGTGGCTCTATATTCCCCCATGAACAATGGAAATTTTTTGTCAGACAACTCTCCGCCAGATCGTTGGGAAATGATGAAGAAGCTGTGGAACATCAAGAATGAACCATGGAGGAAATCCAATTCACAAGATCCAATACTGTTTGTACTACAACCCAAAGATAACTGGAGCATGAACGAGCTAGATCCCGTTGATTGGTTCAATGGAGTTTATAAAACACTGAGACCATTGACTGCTAAGAAATTTTTAGTGAGGCCACATCCTAATCATATGGCAGCGATAGCAGACAGGGCAAAAGAATTTCCCAATGACGTCGAGCTAGTGATAGGGCCCAAATTTTTCTCCGGAGACAATAAAAAATACTATAGATTTAATTTTCAAGAAGCGATTGCCGATTGCCATGCCGTGGTCACACACAATTCAACAGCCAGCACAGACAGTTGCGTGAGAGGTATACCCACTTTCTGCACTTCCGATCTAGCTATATGCTGGCCGGTATGTAACAAAGATCTGACCAAGATAGAATCACCGGAAATGCCTGACAGGACACAATGGTTGAATGATCTGGGATACAAGATGTGGACCACTGAAGAGATAAAAAATGGCACGGTGTTCCGTAGATTCAAATTGAAATTGAAATTATAATTTTTTATGTACATCTCAAGTAAATTAAAAGTTGTTTACATACATGTGCCAAAGACCGCTGGTCATACCGTGACAAAATATCTGGAAAGCATAGCCCCTAACGAGGTCAACCGTGGATGTTTAAAAAACACCCCTCACCTGTCTGCCAATCAGATCATAGGATTAGAACTACGACAGAAATATGCGGCAGAGGAATACAAGGATTGGTTTTGGTTCACAACTTTTAGATCACCCAGAGAACGTTATGATAGTATAATACGTTATAACCTGCAGTCGAGGTCTATACCAAAAAATCAAAAAGATGAACCAGGAGTGCTGGCGTACCTGGCAGATCTCGTTGTTACGCAGGATAGACCAAGAAATGAACAAGGAGGAGCTCTGAGACCACAGCATTATTATTTTGACACGGATCAAGTTGCCGTGAGACTGGTGGCCATCGATGGTCCCAATTGGTTTGAAAAGATTGAGAACAAATTTGGCCTGCCATGGAACCGCGAGCTGATCAATGTAACTCCTCCATCGCAAGTGGAACTCAACGAAAACGTATACAAATTTTTCAGAGCAGTTTGGAAATTTGACTGGACGATAGACGATCGCATCTGGTCAGCAATAAAACACAACGGAAGGGATTTCAATGTGCGGCGTATATGGCATCACAACTAAAGATGTAGAGTTTATCAAAAAGTACATGGAGAAGTGCCACCATAGGGGACCAGACGGCAATGGTGTGTGGAACGATGATTCGGTTACACTGGGACACAATCTTTTGAGCATCACAGATCAGCCCACTGCGTCACAGCAGCCATGGCGAACGGAAAGGGGTAACATATTGATCTACAATGGAGAGATCTTTAACTATTTTGATCTGATAAAAAAAAACACGGCATTCCAACCCCGCACCACATGCGACACAGAACTATTGGCATGGGGTCTGGACCAATATGGCGCAAAATTTGTTGAACAGATCGATAGCATGCATGCCTTTGCCTATTACGACACGCACACGAGACAACTGATATTGAGTAGAGATCACGCTGGCATCAAACCTCTATACTATGCCGAGACCGTTGAAGGATTGATATTTGGTTCTGAGATAAAGGGCATGCTGGATCTAGTGCCCAACTCCAGGAAGATAGATCAGTTGGCAATAAGTTGCATGAGCCTCACAGGTATTAATGCCACCAGAAACACATTTTTTTCCAACATAAAACAACTGATGCCGGGAGAAACAATCACATATGACTGTGCAAATAAAAGAATAAAATTATCAGAAAGAATTTTCATAACTCCTAGATCCAATTCTTCCTTTGATCCCGCGGAGTTCAGAGATCGAGTTAGAAAGACTGTGCAGATGTGCAGCATAGGAAGAAGACAGATGGGAGTGTTCCTCAGCGGCGGATTAGACAGCAGCGTGGTGGCATACGAGATGATGAAGATACACGGCTCAGTGAATACATTTACTAATAAAATGAAACCCAATGTAGTAACAGATGAAGATTACAACAGTGATGCCACCTGTGCTAAAATATTAGCGGATCAAGAAAAATTCAATCACAGAGAAATCATCATCACTCCCAATGACGTGATTGCGGCATGGAATGACAGCATCTATTACATGGAGCAGCCAGTATACAATCCCAGCATGAGCATGTACTACCATACCAATAGAAAATTATCCGAGGCAGGCACCGTCATAACCATGGCGGGAGACATGGGCGACGAGATACTGGGCGGATATCCTAAGTATTGGAAAATGAAAGATGAAAAATTTAATTCATGGAGCAGCGTAATAGACAAATGGTTACAAAGAATAAAACGACCACTAGTGGTAGGAGTGCCAACTCTGCCAACTCCGGTATTGAGAGAAGAACTAATAAAATTATATCCCGACACTCTATGGAATCCTGCAGATCCTGTGGCGTCTTACATGGCTATCGATTGTGTTGCGCAGGCTCCAAACGAATTCTTTGCCAGGAACGACAAATATGGCATGTCGTTTGGCATGGAGGGGAGATTTCCTCTGACCACAAAGATGTTCATGCAGTACTGCCTGGACATTCCCACAAGCTATAAGATAGGAAAAAATAAATCTGATACCAAATTATTGACCAAGATAGCCTACAAAGGCATATTGCCGGACGCCATAATCACAAAACAAAAAACTGGATGGACTGTGCCAATTGGGCAATGGCTGGCCATGGGCACTGATAAAAATTTAAAAAACTTCTATACAAATAATATGGGAGACAAATCAAAACTAGATAAAATTACGGTAAGCCAAAAAGCCAGTAAAGCTCTGGTTCCGGCTTGGATAATGAAAGACTGGATTAAAAAATATCAAATGACGTATTAAATAGAATATGAAAATCAAAGTTATAACCTCATACAAACCAGGCACATGGGATCTCTATTCCGGTAGAGGTATCAAGAGCATTGCCGAACAATGGCCGAAAGAAATCGATCTTGTGGTGTATCTTGAGGAACCAAAACCCAACTACGATCATCCTAGAATCACATGGATTGATCTAAACTCGGCTGAACCCGAGTTGTTGAAATTTAAAAATCAACATCGGAACGATCCTGTGGCATGCGGAGAGTTACAAGAGATACCGGGGGGAGTTAGAAGACCTGCTGCTCTGCAACAACATGGTGGATTGGATAAAAATAAGGGATCGTTCCTTTGGGATGCCGTGAGATTCAGCAATAAAGTTTTTTGCGTTATCAACGCTGTGAGAAATTCCGCCAACTATGACTATGTGCTGTGGGTTGATGCTGATACTTTTACATTTAGATCCATACCATTGAATTTCCTTGAGACTCTTTTACCCCGAGATACCATGCTGACTTTCCTGGGCCGAGAAAGATATGCATTGAAAGATGGTGGCAAATATCCCGAGTGTGGATTTGTAGGGTATAATTTACAACATCCTAACACCCAAGAATTTGTTACAGAATGGGAAAAATTATACATCACAGATGAGGTGTTCAAGTTGCTAGAGTGGCACGACAGTTTTATTTTCTGGCATCTGGCCAGGAAATTTCAAGAGAAGTATAACATACAGGTAAATGATATTGGCTATGGCAAGAACGTCAAAGGACATCATGTGTTCATCAACAGCGAATTGGGTTTATACATGGACCACATGAAAGGCAAAAGAAAAAAATTGGGCAGCAGTGCTAGAGCAGATCTGAGACCTCCCATGAAGGATGCCCCGGCCAATGTGTTGGAGTTGGACTATTGGAAGAAAGTGCCAGGAGCATTGAAATGAGGATAGCGGTATTCGAAAACAATGGCAGCATAAACTCACGCCCTGTTTTTAAGGCACTGCTGGACTGCTTTAGAGACGAGGGAGAGAAATTCCATCTCAACGAGGACCGCAACTGCGACGTGGCCATCATATGGTCGGTGCTATGGAAGGGCAGGATGGCCGCCAACAAACAAGTATGGGACAGCTTTAGGTCGACCAATCGACCGGTAGTGGTATTGGAAGTGGGTGGCATCAAACGCGAGCACACATGGAAGATGGCCATCAATGGCACCAACAGGGACGCGGACTTCGCCAATCAACAATATAATGACAAGCGTTGGCCATTGTTTGACATAGAGATGAAACCCTGGAGATCCCAGGGCAAATATATCTTATTGTGTTGCCAGAACACAGAAAGCCTGCAATGGCAAGGGATGCCAACGGCAGCACAATGGGCGGAACAAAAGATCAAGGAGATTAGGAAATACACCAAGAGACAGATCATTGTGAGACCACATCCCAGGAGTTACTTTGAGCTCAGTGAAGAAAAATTTGAAAATGTTAAATTTAGGGCGCCTGCTCCCGACCCCAACACATACGACGACACCGATTTCAAGGAAGTGCTCAATGACGCCTGGGCAGTGGTCAATCATTCCAGCAACATTGGAATGGAATCGGTGATCAATGGCGTGCCGGTATTTGTGTCACCATCCAGCCTCAGTTATGAAGTTGGAAACGAGGAGCTGAGAGACATAGAAAAACCAGCCATGCCAGCCAGATTGAATTGGGCCAATCGATTGGCTTACACCGAATGGACCACACAGGAGATCAGGAACGGCACTCCATGGATGAGGATAAGGACAAGGTTGGAGGAAAAATACAGCATAAAATGAAGACAGTCAGGACACACAGGCATGAGGAGATCCAGCCCATAGAATGGCAGCCCTACAGCGGTGAAACCGTCACGGTCCGCACGGTGATAAGGAAAGGTCAGAAGATATTGGAGACAGCATTCTATGAGGACCGGGTCAAGGCAGTGCCCCGAGGCAATGCCTACATAATAGGCAACGGTCCTTCCAGGCAGGGATTTGATCTTAATATTTTGAGGCCCACAGGGCAGGTGTATGGCTGCAACGCACTCTACAGAGACTTCATGCCAGATTACCTTTTCATGGTCGACTCCAAGATAAGCAAGGTCATAGTGGATGGCCGAGTGTATGAAAAATGCGTATGCTACGCTCCTTCGCTGGAGGTCAACAGGTACGCTGGCAAACTAAACCTCATACCCAATAATCCGCATTGGGTTTCTGGGCAGGCCGCCATGTGGACCGCCTGCGTGCATGGACATAAAAATATCTATCTCATAGGCTTTGACTTCAGGCAATATGGCAAGGGACAACTGAACAACATCTACCAGGATACGCCGTGCTATGGAGAAAGAAACGATGACAGCATATTTGAGGCATGGCTGAAACAGTTCAGAACCTTGATAAAACAGAGGCCCTACTGCCGCTTCACAGTGGTGCACGACAACCCACCAGAGTATCTAAATCACCTGCAGACTGGGACCAATCTAAAGAATACGTTGTTGATGACCTATAATGTGTTTAAAGAGAAAGTCCTAGGCCAATAAATTTAAACCTTGGCCGGAAGCTGTAGAAGATCCTGTTGTGATTGCCCGTGTCCTTCTTTAATGCAAATTGATATAGGTGTATCATCTCGTGTGCCAATGTTTCTATAAAATCTTTCTTGGTGTTGTACTTGCGCAGCATCTCCAGTTCAAATCTTTTAGGATTTCTATCTGGATAGGCGCACACCTGCCCCATGGCCTGTTTCAGCCATTTCTTGATTATGATCTTATTGAAATTTGGCAACTCATTGTTGAACACTGCTCGATTGATGTAGCGAAACCAGAGATCTATAGCCCGCCTGTTGGTTTCATAAGGTCCCTTATGTACAAGGGTTTCTCTCACTATCTTATGCCTTAATTTGAGTGCTTTTTTTCTTCTCATAAAAGTGGTAACACAATTGACTTTTTTGTCTTGTGTGCTATACTGTAATTATCCAAAAAATGACAAACACAAACATACCACATCGCAGGTTGGAATCAATGGAGGCCGCTCTGAGGATATTGGCCTATAATACCGGCGGATCTTGGCAAAATTCCGGGATGCATGACAAAGATTTCAAGATCATACAGAGCTTGGCTGCCGCTACCTATGCATGGACGGAGAAGCAGGGCAAACTGGCCATGATGTTCTTGAAGAGATACAAAACGTTGTTGGAAAAATTTGATTTTGATGTGGACAATCTGATAAACAATCCCCGCTATGACCAACCCTTTAGAGTCATAAGTTTCGAAAAGAGCGTAGATGTCTTTACAGCACAAGATGGTAGAGAAGTTCTAGAAATGAGATTTCCTTATAACGAAAAATTTATTGCATTGATAAGATGCCTTAAAAAGAAAACACAGGAGTTGGTTCCAATGCTGTATGACGGAGAGACAAAAAAATGGACCATGAATTATACCGATACGGTGGCCTACTATGTGACACTGATAGCGGTGAGATATGATTTCAAGATACTAAAAATAAAAATTTTAAATGACTACGAAGAGATCAAACAACAGAAGAAGAAATATCTGCCTGTCATCGCTGATGTAGATAACGATTCAATAAGATTAATCAATGCTTCCGACTCACTTGCAGAATATTGGCTAAAAAATTGTCAATCGCTGTCATATCTTCAACAGAGAGACCAATTGAAACAACTCTGCATTTCTTCTGTAAGAAATAATTCTGCGCCTGCACGAACACTAGCGGAAAAGATAGCCCATGCATCCAACACTGATTTGTTCGTGGACAGGAAAGTCTATGACAGGAAAACTTTGTTACAAGCAATCATAGAATTGGGAGACCTGCCCACGATCTGTCCATTCAGCGGGGATCTGGGAATAAAAGATGAAATCACGTCAGTTTATGAATGGCTGGGAGAATTTGAAGCGGCGGGCATAACAAAAGACAGCATCGCATTTGGTTTTGAACTCAACCAACCAATGTCCGCGGATCCCAATACTGAGGTGGAGCAGTTTCCATCCCCAGACTTCGTCTATGGTGCGGATACCCCCATTATGGAGCGTGAGCGAATATATGACCAATGGAAAATTCTGCATGCGTTGAGCGTCAGCAATAGAAAGATCTCCCCGCAGACCAAAATCATATTCGTTAGAAACAAAATACCAAGGACTCTGCTGCGATCTGGGATCAAACCCAAGATAGCATTCATGTTGCAAGATACCCCTATGTGGGCCATGAGTACCAACACCCTGGACAAGCTGGTTGAAAGTTTGCCGAAAAGATTGTATTATATGAGTCAGAAACCATCTGACAAGATACAATCCGTATGAGTTCATGCAAACTGGTAATTCGAGACGAGGTAAACGTCAAATTTGAGAACCTTTCTCTAGATCACAGGAAACATCTCAGCAACAAATTTAAATTTGAAATACCTTATGCTCGACATCTACCAGCAGTAAAACTGGGCAGATGGGATGGCAAGGTCAGTTTCTTTGGATTGGGTGGCAACACCTATCTGGCGTTGGTGGGAGAGATATTGCCCATTCTGGAAGATGCTGGGGTGTATGTGGAATTGGAAGATCAGAGAACTCCACACAACTTTGAATTTAAACTGATAGATCAAAACTATCTAGCTGATACCAAGTGGCCAAAGAATCATCCCTGTGCCGGACAATCTATAGTGTTGCGAGACTATCAAGTGGAAACCATAAACAAGTTCCTGGAGAATCCTCAGTGTATTCAAGAGATTGCCACAGGAGCAGGTAAGACCATCATCACAGCAGCATTGTGCCGGCTGGTTGAAAATTATGGACGAACTTTAACTATTGTACCCAATAAGAGTTTGGTCACACAGACAGAAGATGATTTCTTGGCATGTAATCTAGATGTTGGAGTGTACTATGGTGACAGAAAAGAATTAGGACGACAGAACACCATCGCCACTTGGCAATCATTAAATGTGTTGGAAAAGAAAAGCAGAGACGATGAGACCACAGCATTCTTGGAAGCCATAGAGAACATCAATACTGTGATAGTGGACGAGGTGCACATGGCGAAAGCAGATGTGTTAAAAAGAATGTTAACAGGACCGTTTGCTCGATGTGGAATACGTTGGGGACTCACGGGCACAGTGCCAAAAGCCGACTATGAATTTTATGGATTGCGATGCAGCATAGGCGACGTGGCCAATAAGATAGTAGCTAAAGAATTACAAGACAAAGGTGTGTTGGCACAATGCAACGTGAACGTTTTACAAACCCAGGATCATCCAGAATTCAAAAATTATCAGGAGGAATTGAAATGGTTGACCACAGATGAAACCCGAATGTCGTGGATTGCAAAAACCATAGAAGATATATCAAACACAGGCAACACAATGATTCTAGTGGATAGGATATCTGCTGGAGAGTTATTAGAAAAGAAAATAAAAGACAGCGTGTTCATATCTGGCTCCACAAAGAATATTGAAAGAAAAGAACACTATGATGAAGTTTCCATAGCACAACACAAAGTTATAATAGCCACCTATGGCGTGGCTGCCGTAGGCATAAACATACCCAGGATCTTTAACTTGGTGTTGATAGAGCCTGGCAAGAGCTTTGTGCGTGTGATACAGAGCATCGGCAGGGGCATCAGGAAAGCAGAAGACAAAGATCACGTCAACATTTGGGATATAACTTCCAGTTGCAAGTTCGCCAAGAGACATCTTGGGCAAAGGAAAAAGTTTTACAAAGAGGCCAATTATCCGTATAATATAGAAAAGATAGATTATGAAAATCCTTACATTAGAAAATAAGACCTACATACTGGAAAAGATACCAGAATATGTGGACGACAAACTGAGATTCGCAGTGCTGGACAATTCCAATCCTGCAGATCCAGACTATTTCTTTATACCACTGATATTTTTGGAATCCTTCAACGCTCCGGCAGCGGTGCTACAGATTGGGCAATATAAAATCAAGATGCCACTGGATTGGAAGATGATCATAGGAGATCCCGAACAGGGCGAATTGCATGTGTTGCCATTGACCAGTTTGAACGATAGGGGATTCAATGCGTTCATGTTTAATCCCATATCAGACTCCAAGCCCGCTTTCGCTGAGGTGGACATTGTGGACATATATCAAGAAGTCAAATGGTACTTCCCCAAGATCAAATCAGGACAGATATTGGCTGTACCCTTAACTGATGATGACAATCCACCCTGCGCATACTTCGTCAAGGACATATCAAGGCAGTCAGAATTCCTGGAATACGGAGCAGTATGGTAAAGGCAAAACAAAATGTGGTTCGCATGGAGGCCCCGGTCATCATGGTCCCGGACGACCATGACAGGGAGATACCGGTTCTAATGAATCGACATTTTATAGATTGGATCATGGAGCATGCCAAGAAGAAAAGATTAAGCATACAGGGCTATCAACTGCGAGGCAAGAACATAGAGATAACTTTCAAGAATCCCAAACACGCATCTGTGTTCGCATTGACATGGAGAGAAGATGACTGAGAAGAAATTTTTTGAATTGAGGAACAGCATGAAGGCCATAGACTTCCGCAACAAGGACTATCTCGATCGGGTGGACGAGCATGAGAGATCATTGTACAGTCCTTACATGACCATGAGATATGCCTCCGCAGTTTCTGGAGAAAGATTCTATCAGGAGCACTATGTGGAGATGATAAACGAGTGCGTCAACAAGCACTTGTTCACTCTCAGCAGCAAGCACAAGAAACTGTGCTGGCAGTTGACAGCCATGTGTGGAGGATTGAAACAACAGTTCCATCCCTACATAAAGCCCATGAAGAAAATACCCAACAAGTCTTTGCAGACGTTGATGGATATCTATCCCAACACCAAAATGTCGGATCTCGAGACGCTGGATAAAATTATAACCGACAGCGAACTAGAACAACTGCTAGAGGATCATGGAGAGCAATCTTAACACCTGTACTTTTTGCGGCAAAAGTTTTACTAAAGAAAGAACTCTACAGGTACATGTGTGCGAGCCCAAGCGTCGACATCTGCAAAAAAATGAGAAATGGGTGCAGAATGCTTTATTGGTGTTTCAAAGATTTTATCAAATACATCAAAATAATGTCAAACCAAAAACCTATGAAGATTTTTGCAAGAGCGCCTACTACAATGCTTTTGTAAAATTTGGCAGGTACATCATGCACATCAATCCATTATATCCAGAAAAATATATTGAATACGTGATACGTTCTAGAATAAAATTAGATCACTGGGCCAGGGACGATCTCTACGAGGCCTATCTCATAGACACCCTCAAGACAGAGCCGGTGGAGGGGGCACTGCAGAGGAGCATACAGACCATGATGGAGTGGGCGGAAGAACAGAACGTGCAGTGGGCGGACTACTTCCGCTTGGTCAACACCACCAGGGCCGTGCAACACATACAGACTGGTAAATTATCTCCATGGCTGGTGCTTGGTTGTGCCGCGGGCAAGAAGATGTTAAAATCATTTTCAGACGAGCAACTGCAGATGGTACAGAGATTTATCAATCCAGAATTTTGGTCCAACAGGTTTAAGACCAACATGGCCGATGCTTTGTTTGTGCAGGAGACAGCCAGGGAGGCCAAAATTGAGTAGCACGATCAAAGAAAAAGAGGGCATAGACATTGACCCGGGAGATTGCATCATAGTGATCAAGGAAGATGGTTCCATAGGAGAAGTGATCTTGCCAGAAGTCAACGTGCCGTCACAAGTGAGCAAGGGCTACAAATTGACTCTGGACGTGCTGGAGTTTATAGACAAGGAAAAAGGTGGACTGATTAGGGCCGCCGCAAACAAAAAGAAGTACAACTGATGCCTGACGTAGACATAGATTTCGCGGACAGAGAACAAGCACTGAAATTGTTCCAACATGTGCCCGCGGCCATAATCAAAGACGATGAGGTGGAGAAGCACAAGACCGGGGTGTACTTCCAAGAGGTGCCCGTGGATCCCATCAATGGCTGTTGCAGCTTTGACTACAAACGGGCGGAGGAGCGTGGATACTTCAAGATTGATCTATTGAATGTGAATCTCTACGAAGGCATCGAGACCGAGCAACAACTAGTGGAGTTGATGCTGGAAGAGCCAGACTGGGACATGCTGAAGGACAAGGCTATCGTGGACCAACTGTTCCACATCAATGGACATTTTGACATAGTGTCTAAACTGGAACCCAAGAACATCGAGCAACTGGCGGCGGTGCTGGCCATAATCAGGCCCGCCAAGAGGAATCTCATGCACAAATATTGGTCAGAGATACTGAAGGAAGTTTGGTTGCGGCCCAAAGATGACAGTTACTTTTTCAAGAAATCACATGCCGTGGCATATGCCCAGGCCATTGTGGTGCAGATGAATCTCCTAAGGAAAAAATAAATAGATGGATGAAAAACATCCAGATCCTCATGAGGATCTGGAATACTAAACCCTGATCTAATACTGATTGAGATATTAGTGTTGTTGGTTATAGGCATTGCGTGGGCTTTCAAGAGCGTGGATGACATCAGGCAAACAAAAGAAATCAAAGAAAAAGTAAAATAAAAAAAAAAACTAAACGGGCCTACGCATCAGCTGTATGGTCCTGCGCTTGATCCTCTTCTTGGATATTTCGTCCAATCTAACTACCGGTCCATGCACGATCTTGATGTCTTTAGTAGACAGGGTGACTATGGTGCTTCTAAAGTATTTGAAATCTTTCTTTAGGAATATGTTTATGGGTATTTTCCTGTTGCTTTCCCACCACCAAGTTTCTCCCAAGCGCAGGAATTTCATCTTGTCCGCTGGCAACATGATCCTGCCGTAGTCATAGAATGAAGTTATCTGATTGTCCTGGTTTTGCACGATGCCCACATATTCCAGATCGCCCTTGCATATCAGTGACAGGAAAGGGAACTTGGTCTTTAGAGTTTCAAAAATTTCATTCATAGTTTGCACAATAAATACAGTAAGCAATGAATTATGCAAACTGTATCGAGGTATTTACTAGACAACGTGGTAATAGTGTACTCATCTGGTTATCACGGAAGGAATCCCATGGTGTATGATAGACGTTTAAAACTGTATAAAGGTGTGTCAAATCCGCTTACTTTCACGTTCAAGAACGAAGATCAAAAAGCACAGGATATAACTTCTAAAACTTTTGAATTTAATTTGATTGATTCCGAGACCAAACAAAGCGTTGTTACACGTAATCTTACAATATTAGATGATGGCTCCACAGTGAGCACAAAGGGCACTGCCAGCGTAACAATCACAGAGGGCGACTTATTGGCCTTGGACGCAAAATTTTACAATTATGCCATAAGAGAAGTGGCTGCAGACAATGTGAGAACAGTGACCTTTGCTGACTCGTTCTACAACGCCGCTGGCACGATAGAAGTGTTGGATGGCGCCTATCCCGACTTTCTGGACAGCATAGAGATCAACAATTTCACAAGCACCACAGGACCATTGGACAAAACCAGCGGGGCAATAGATGCCAATCCGGGCATCAACAACAACGTGGCGTTGCACACCATCGCCGTGTACACAAAATCTTTTTCGGGATCGCTGAGGATACAGGGCACCATGGTATCAACGCCCTCAGACACCGACTACTTCAACATCACTGCCACGGGCGAGTCATCTACGATAACATTCTCGTCTTCCACCGCGGTCACCTATTACAACTTCACTGGGGTGTACGAAAATGTGCGATTCAGTTGGAGCAATGACAGTGGTAATACCGGACGCATTGACAAAATACTATATAGACATTAAAATGTAAGAATGAACCTGATTCAGTCTACAATTCTGACATCGCTGCCGTCTGTAAGGAAAAAGACACCATCGGGATGGTTGAGCTTCAATGCGCCCTGTTGTGTGTACAATGGTGAGTCGCAGGACAAGAGGAAACGTGGCGGGGTGATGACTTCCGCTGACGGAACCCTAAGCTATCACTGTTTCAACTGTGGCTACACAGCCAGTTATGTGATCGGTCGCAAGCTGTCTGGTAAAATGAAAACACTGATGGGATGGCTGGGCATTGCCGAAGACACGAT